AATTTTGGAGTTAACAACATAGCAGGTGTTTTCATAAGATACCACTCAAAAAAATAATACATATGGAATTAAGTATTTAAACCAAATCAACACCTAGATTTAGATGTGAATTATTCATACCGCGTTGCGGCTATGTCAATATAGTATTATATGTACATATCGTCGTCAACAAACTGTTTACGTCGTCTTGTCAAGATTCGTTAAGCTTTAAAGCATCGTTTTATGACTAATACCTTCGTCAAACATAGTTATAATGTCACATTCAGTAAGAAACCAACTCACATCAATTTCTTACTCATCTTCTTGTAGGCCTTATCAATAAACCGATTGTTCGACCTAAATATAATGACTTTAAACAGGCACAAAAAAAAGATGCCTTCGCCTCCTATGGAGTTCTTTGTGCCTGTATGGGTTTATGCAGCTACACTGAAGCGCTCAATATGGCCAAATACACTAAGCTCTTCGTCATTTGCTTTAGCAATATCTGCGAGTGCCTCACCTTCAATTGAGTAAGATCCAAAGTCTTCATGGATCAGATCAAATTCCGTATCTGGTGAGAACTCAACACGCCATAAAGTTAAAATCACTTTATCACCTGTAACGGTATCAATGCCTTTAAACAGCAAGCGATATTCATTACCCAGGTTAGTTGCAATTGTAGTACGTGTCTTAGCACCGGCTTTGGCAGAAAACTTAACTGAACCAACAATAGCTTCATTAAAAACGACTGTGCCATAAACTGCATCAAGCACATACTTATCCGCTTCAATAGCCACATCTGAGCTATCCTTAAAAGCCACTTCACTTAAATTGCGATGACCTAAATCAATCATCGCGCCAGCTTCTACGGCGCCAAGACTAACATCAGTCAGCTGTGTTTCAGGGATTTCGATTGATTTGCCACTTAAAACCATTGCTAAGTTTTGCTTGGTTACTTCTTCCAAGGTACCAGAAATAGCCACCGCTGTTTGCTTGCGCAATACTGCATCCTTGGCACGAAGGCCGGTTTTGCTTTCATAGTGATCCGTTGATTCACTAGAAATAGCAATTTGCAATTCCGGTGTATTACCTACAGGCAATAATGCGGAAGGTACACTATTAACCATCTTCGCCAAATGAAGCTCACCTTGAAGCGAGATTAAATCTGATTTAGCCATTACTTTTCATCCCCTGTGGTTTTCTTGGCTGGAGCAGCGGCTTTAGGTTCAGGTACTTCCTGAATGACACCATCTGCCAGTAATTTTTTAATTTGTGCATCATCCAGCCCACCGACGACATCGCCTTTTTGAAAGCGACCGACAGGCTGAGTTGCCTTGTATTGTTTTGCCATGACTGGCTCCTAAATGAATTTTTGTGATTCAAAAATAATCGTGATGTATGCAAAGCCTGGACTATACCCATCCCGAACCGAAATCATTTCTAGTGCCGTTCGTGATGCCTGAGGCTGCCAGCCGGAAAGTAATTGAATGACCTTCTCAGTCAAAAGCCCCGCTTCATCACTTACAGCACGTCCATCGGTCATTTGAGATTGAGCATTTCGACATGCAACCGTAACCGCCCATTGCTGACCGATCTGGTTGATGCTTCCACGACCTGCACTGGCTTTCTTGTCTATACGGACAAAATTGACATGCGCAGATGGCGTGACCTGCGACATCTCAGTTACACTGACTGAATTCAACGGCGTATAGATCTTTAGAAATTCTGGAATCTCTTTCAGTTTTTCTGCAATCTCATCACGTACCGCGAAGAAGGTGCTCATCTATAAAACTCCCGACAATGTCTAAGACTTTCGCCTCATCTTCCGAATTAATACCAAGAAAAGTACGGGATGGAATGTTCACCTCTTTTACTTTTCGATATTGCCCTGCCACCGCAAACGTAATGTATTGACCGTTCTTAGGGGTGATATGAGCACCATAATGAAAAACATGCGCATAGGTTTGATTAGCACCCCACTCTACGCCATTGCTCAGAACGTTGTAGCTCATACCATTGAGTAAATGCCCATCATTACGTCCTGTCTCCCCGCCTTGCAAGCGAGCACGCCATGAGACCTTCCATGGATTACCGTCAACATCATGTTGATATTGAAATCGCTTTCTTGTCGCATAAAGCATGGCATCGCCAATGTCGTTAAACATCTTTGACTTATCGACATCGAACTGGTTTAAGCGAGCAAGGATTGCTTCAATCGGTGAACTATCTGCCTGAATGGTTATTGCAAAAGCCATAAGCACCTCACTTCAAGCTGGGCATCTGGTCCAAGATAGAATCTCCAAATACACCACCGGTATATGAAGTACCGACCGGTGCTGTTGAAGGTCTGCCTTTGGGTTGATCGTCGCTAATTTGGTTACTGGTATCTAAAATTGCCAGTGAGTTTTTGCCATCCCGTAAACCCTTTAAGAAATCTATCGCCATCCTGTAACGGACTTCGGTAGCTTCAGGTGCTTCCTCGAAATAAAGTTTATAGCGAGCAATTTCACACACTATTCGCTTTAAATTGTTAGGCACATTTGGCAAGGGTAATGGGTAGCGTACTGCTAGATATCCGTCCACTTCCTCACAAGCATCTTGCAATGCTGTCTCTAATGGATCTGGAGCATCAGCAGGAAACATGAGTGCAAGGTTAAGTACGTTTTCACCAAATCGAGCGACTAAATCAGCTTTAGTCGCATACATAGATCACCTACTTGGTTTCGTCAGCAGGTTTTGAGTCTGCTTTAGGTTTTGCAGCAGGCTTCGCCTTTTCAAGTTCAGCCACCTTGGCTTTAAGCTCAGCAATTTCTTGCTCGGCTTTAGCCTTGTCGGCAGTCACTGTCTGATTGGCTTTAGTTAAGGCTTCATTGGCTGCTGTTAGTTCAGCATTAGCCTTTTCCAGTTCAGCCAAGCGTGCACCTGTGCCATCCGCTTTGGGCTCTTCTTTGGCTTTCGCCTCTTCAATAGCCCCAGATGCTAAAAGGGCCTGA